GTTAAAGTTGACTCGGGGCCTTTCCACATCCGGCCTTCGGGTTTACCCTCCAGCCATCAGCCGAAAGGCACCCGCGCGAATTCTAGCCTGGTTTTTTCCCTTGTTTCAATCCGTTGAGACTTATCAGCCTTCTGATGTAAAATTCCCGACCGCAGACATTATTCAGTCACGCATTTGATACATGCTTCCGCCGGCGTTCGCGCCGGTTTTTTTCGTCCTGTTGCTGCGTAGATCGTCATGTGCGATCGAGGCGCGGTATTGATCCTTTTTTCAGTTTAATTCTGACTCTTGATTTTGCGCAGGCCGCGCTACGTCGGGCTTCTTTGTTTGAGGGTTGTTTAACGCGATCCTTTCGCGATCGTGTCTTGTCCCACGTAAAGTATAAAAACTCTTTTAATATCAGCCTGTTTTCTTTCTCTTGCCATTCATGAGATCGTAAAAATCCCTCTGAAAACTGCAAAAAATTTCAAAACGTGAAATTTCAGATCTTCGCTTTTCCCTCAGTTGCTGCGCGGGCTGGCGGTCATTTTTGCACGGCAGAAAACTGAAAAAGTGTTTCGAGACAAAACCCGCGGGTTGGAGGGGGTAGCGCGGTTTACGTCACCTCACGCTTTACGTCACACCGTTTACGTGGTGTGCGCATACAGCGCCGGAATGGCACGCAGAACGCATTAATCAGGTGGCAGATATGAAAACGCACGGCCTGAACCGTGCGTTGCGTGATGGGGCGTTTATGTGGATTTTATGCCCGGTGATTAGGCGATAAGGTCGCCGTATTTTTCGCGCAGGCTCGTAGCCTGTTGGGCGTCTGCGGCAAGTTCGCTGCTGTTTGTTGGTGCGCCAGTGTTGCTGTGGGTGTGGTTTGCAGTGTGTGTGGCCAGCAACTGAACCAGATCCAGAATATCAATCAACAACGTCAGCAGATTAAGTCCGGATTTTTCCCGTGAGCCACCGCGCCCAATAAATACAGTCGGGGCGGTAAATTCCAGGCCGCCGTCCGCCCGGCATGTTCTGCGGCCTCCCACGTTTTCGGTGAGGTTATGCTCGATGGTGGATGTCGCCCCTTTGAGTTTAGTCAGCAAATCCTGCGCTACCATCTGGATATGCTCACCGGCTGCGATCGCATAATGGCCAGTAGTAATGTGTTCTGTCTGACCTGTCATCAGCTTGCTGGTTCCCAGAACGCTGGTTATGTCGTTTGCCTGTACTGTTGTTGTTCTGGTTGTTGTTGTGCGTTCTTCCTGATCGCTGTTAATGGTTCGCCTGGCTGAATGCTCCCTGATTTGCTGGTCGGTTTCTCTGTGCCAGCTTCCGTCAGTCGTGACACGCTGAAACACTTCTGCGCGCTGTTGTTGCAATTGTTCGCCGGGCTTTACATCAGGCAGGTTATGACCAGCGGGTAAGATTTGCCTGATGACAGGTTTATCCGGTCGTCCTTCAATGTTGGATATTTCCACGATGGTGCCAGCCGGCGGGTAGGCAAAACATCCCGCCTCACTGCCAGCCATGGGGACGGGGAGCGGTACTGCCGGGTAAACGGGCGTATCGCTTTTATCGTTGCCGTTCTCATCAAGCAACTGCACATCGACGGCGTAGCGTGGGCGGAAACTGTCGGCCACATCGCCCAGGGTGGTGGGCTCCGTTGGCGCAATGACGCGCGCCAGCCGGGTATGTAGCGTACCGCTGGCCAGTTCCGGGAACTGTGTTTCCATTTGTCTGCGTAATGGTGATTTGGAAACAGGGTTACCCGTGGCGGTAAGGCGCTCCCATGTCAGGGTCATTTTCTCGTTGTTGAGGGCTACACGGGTAATGCGCCCGGCCGGTAGGTTCACGCCCGGTCGCACAGTTTCCATAAACATGATGTCGATGCTGTTTCCGCCGCTTTGCCCGAGTGTGTACTGTTGCGGAATATCCGGCATTGTAATACTGGCAAATCGTGAATCAGCTGCGCTTCCCACAAATACAGAACCGTCCGGCATAGGGTGCCAGACGTAATCGCTGATACTGAATGCTCGCCCCAGTTGGCTGAGCAGTTGTGCTCCGCTGCCGCTGTGGGTGATGTAGGGAGTTGGTATACTGGCATAATCCGCATCCGGAGTGATAAAAACGATACCGCTTTGTCGCCCCAGATTATCGAGTACCCCCCGCAACGTCGGGTGTTGCATGGAGCAGGGGAAATCAAAATCCAGCACAGCAGCCGCTTCACGAATAAAAAGGCGACGTGAGCCATTTTCAGCAGGTTGATCGCGCTCAATGTAGCCGGAGAAATAGCGCCATGCTTCACCGTCACGGCCGAGATCAATTTGTACCATTGCGCCGGCAAGGCTGTGTTCGGGTGACAGATTGTTAACAGAAATGAAGCCACGACCGGCAGCATTCAGGGTAAGAACAAGGCTTATATCGGCAATTTCCACCCGTTCGCCATTAATCATGCAGCGTTGTATCAATTTCATGTTTTCCCTTCCTCTTTCACGCTCCCGATGCCAACAGCATCCAGACCAGAGCCAACGGCATCATTGATTTTTTTCCAGAACGAACTTTGCGTATTCATGCCTTTGTCTGGTACCTGTTCGCTGCCATTCTGGGTCTGCTGTCTGGCGATGGTTTTCTGCGAACCGCTGCGTGCGGATGCTTTCTCTGGCACGCTTAATTTTTCCCTGAGAGTAAAGGTGATCTGCCAGTGCATTTTTCCCTGTTGTTCCGTGGCATCAATGCCACCAGAAAACACCCCCTGTCGCATATTGATTGCCTTCGCGGTAGCGTTAGCAATGCGATATGTTTTTTTGGCACCGTTGCTTTCTGTTGCCTCCGCAAGCTGAAAAATACGGGTCAGAATAGCTTCATCGTTAAAATCAATAACCCCCGACACGCGCAGCTCTTTAGCCTTGTTTCCCTGCTGGGCGCTCGTGGTGCTGGTTGACTGTCCGGACATATCTTTGTCCGGTAGTTGCATGGTGGCGCTGACGGTGATGTTGCGCAGCAGAATGGCTTCCCCGTCAAGCGCAAGGACAATCATCTGGGTCATGTAGTGCTCCCCTTAGTGATGAGAGATTATCGCCGACGAACAGCATCACAGCTGTAAAAACCCACTCGGGGTGTGGGATGTTTTTTTGTATCAGCACTGCAGCCTGGCTAAGGGCTCCCTTGTAGCAAAAGCGCCACACCGGGCAAAATTTTTGCCGGAGTGCGGCCTGCTGATCAGCGATTTCCTGCAAGGCTTTATCTCTCGCATTCATGAACTGATGCAGCGATGATGACAATGTTTCCGGTGATGTGGCGGCAGGAGTGGCTGCCTGTGCAATGGTTGCTGCCAGCGACATGCTGCGAGTGGTCTGTGTCGACAGCATTATCGGTTCCGGAAGTGATGTTGCCGGTCTGGCGGGGATTTGCATTCTGCTGATGGCCAGTGAAAGTTGACTGGAAATCATGCGGGACATTCGCCCCACCTCTGGCAATGGAAATGCGCCTGAAAATTGCCTGGCGAGTGATAAAAACTCGCCAGCAGAAGGAGCGCAAAACAATAGCGCCACAATGTCTTTTTCTGTGCTTTCTTTCAGATAGGGTAAAAGTGCAGATACAGCATTTTCGGGGCTGAGATAACGCCCCGATGGTTTGATGTTTCCGGTATTTTCTGACCATGGATGAAGGCAAACCACAGAGCATTTAATGTTCATGGCTGACGGGCGCAGAATTGCCTTTTCCCATTTCATTCTGACTCTCCAGCCTGAAAAGCGCGGATGTCGGCAAGATTATTAAGGCTATCCAGCACGTTCTTCATCTGTCGCTGACGGCGATAAATCTCGTCATTGCGATCAATCTGCGCCTGTGCCATCGCGGCTGCCAGCTCCTGAATCTGCGCCATTGTCAGTGTGACAAGGTTATTTGCTGCATCCCCCCATCCAAGCGTTGACCGCGTACCTGCCACCTTTGCAGCCATTGCCACAGGCGCAATACGACTTATTGAGTCTGCACCGCCGTTCCAGGCGTGACCGTTCCATTCGAACGTGAACGGCTGCGCTTCCTGTTCTGTGCGCCAGAGCTCGATTTCTCGTTTTTTGGCATCCTTCGCCGCGGCGATAAGTTCCGGCGTGACAGTGAACGTGGCGATTTCTCCCCATTTGCCGCTTTGCAGTTCCTGCCAGATTTGCTGACCTGTCGTCGCGGTGTCTTCTGGCGTGGCTGTGTACGGAAGCGGGTCTTCCATTCCTTCAAACAGCACGTCGCAGTCAATCGCACCGGACTCGGTGTAGCGGGGACTGGTGATTTTTTTAATTTGCATCATGAAAC